GCAACACATGATTAATCACACCGCAATTGGATCCACCATCGTTCCGTTACAACCACTAGGTTTTAATTACATGGGCGGTAAATTATTGGCATTGATGTGTTTATCCGATACAGTTCAAGCAGATTGGAAACGACAATATGGCGACACTCTTGTTGGCGTTACTACAACGTCATTATATGGAAAAACAAAAGCAGGAGGGCTTTCTCAATATGATGGCCTCGAACATTGGAATCCTATGGGTTTTTCTAGTGGTTCGGTGGCATTTGAGCCGTCTAGAGCAACCAAAAAAATAGTGTTTGATTGGATTAAAGAAAATCATACTCGTAAATATTTTGAGTGGTGGGATGCCAAAAACAAACAAGGTTTGCCACTTAAGCGTGACCACAAGAATCGTTCATTAAACTTTGCATACTCTAAATTGCAAATACCAAAAGAATTGATTCGTACCGAACATCAGCGTGGTATCTATTTTAGTCCTCTCTATAATAATACCAACGAATTTCTCCGTAAGGAGATTACCGATTCTGAACTGGTAAAATCATTTGATACCAGTGAAGAAACCCTTGCCAATATTTGGAAAACCAAGTATGCTAAGGGACGAATTAGGCAATTGCAGAAAAAGAATAATGTTTCTTACGATTCTCTTTTCTATGATGACCTAATTTATTTGTCTTGGGAAGAAACCAAGGCAAAATATTTGCCACAAGTTGGCAGATAATGCAAGTATACCGCAATATGCTTGACACACACACATATATAATGTTATGATGTGAGAACTTGCAAAACGCAAGGAATTTTTATTAATTTAATATGGAGTTTTACTATGAAACAATCTGCTAAACAAAAAATCCTCAACTACCTGAGCAAAAGCGAAGGTTACAACACGTTGACTACTGCACAAGCTCGTGCTCGTTTCGGCATCACTAATGTGTCTGCTCGTATCGATGAATTGCGCCAAGAAGGCCATTGCATCTACACGAACACCGTTAGTCGTGGTGATGGTACTAAAGTTAAAGCATATCGCATGGGTAAGCCAACCAAATCTATGGTTCGTGCTGCACTCAAAGCCGGTTATAGCTTTGCTGGGTAATCTAACCTAAACCAAAAGGGTTCGCTTTTAATCAAGGCGAGCCCTTTTTTTATTACATCATTGGAGTCCAAATGGAAATCTCAATCAAAAAAGAAGAACTACAAAAGAAAAGTATATTCGTTGCAACACCAATGTATGGTGGTATGAATCATGGCTTATACGCAAAAGCCTGCCTTGACCTACAAGGCCTCTGTATGCAATATGGCATTCAGGTAAAATTCTCATTTCTTTTTAATGAGTCCCTAATTACTCGAGCAAGAAATTATCTTGTTGATGAATTTATTCATCGTTCAGACTGTACACATTTATTGTTTATCGATTCCGATATTCATTTTAATCCGCAAGATGTGGTTGCACTACTCGCAATAGATAAAGATGTTGCTGGTGGTCCTTATCCTAAAAAAGCCATCAAATGGAAATCAGTTGCAACTGCATTGAAAAAGAATCCTGACCTTCCACTCGGTGAATTGGAAAAGATTACAGGCGATTATGTTTTCAATCCAGTTAAAGGTACTGCACAATTCTCTGTAACAGAACCGCTTGATGTATTGGAGATTGGTACTGGCTTTATGATGGTCAAGCGTGAAGTGTTTGCTAAGATGGAAGAAGCATATCCATCCATTCGTTATAAACCAGACCATGTTGGCCAAGCACACTTTGATGGCTCACGTTACATTCATGCGTTCTTTGATACTGTTATTGACACTAAAGAATCTATTACTGGTGGTGGTTCTGACCGCTATCTATCAGAAGATTATATGTTCTGTCAGATGTGGCGTAAAATTGGTGGAGAAATCTTCTTGTGTCCTTGGATGAAAACATCACACATTGGTACATATCACTTCCAAGGAGATATGCCTGCTGTGGCTAATTTCGTTGGAGAAATGTAATGACAACTTTTACATTATCGGAAATAGCTGCACTTGATAGTGATAAATTGGTAAGCGAAGCTCCTTATCATCCTGGTTATGAAGATGCAGTAATCCCTAATAATGAAACAAAAGGTCGTAAATTTGATGGTGGTAAATTAGAGTATGGTTTATTACCACCACTTGCATTAGAAGAAGTGGTTAAAGTATTAACTTTTGGTGCTCAGAAATATGACCGAGATAATTGGCAAGTTGTACCAGAATCAAAGCGTAGGTATTTTGATGCCTTACAACGTCATGTGTGGGCTTGGAAACAAGGTGAACAATTCGATTCCGAATCTGGTATTCACCACTTAGCTCACGCTATGTGTTGTTTGATGTTTTTATATGAGCATGATGTTAAGTATTCCAAAGAATAACTTGACAAATTGTTTTAATTGTAGTATACTGTTGATACATTTACATAATGGAGAAATAAATGAAACTTTCTAACGAAACACTTTCCGTTTTAAAGAACTTTGCCGGCATCAACTCAGGCATCGAATTCAAAAAAGGAAATAAACTTACCACGATTTCATCTGGTAAAACTGTTCTAGCAAAAGCCACACTTAAAGATGAGTTCCCACAAGACTTTTGTGTATATGATTTGAATCAATTTCTAAACATTCATTCTTTGAATAAAGACACAGAAATTGATTTTGATGATGCAAATATTATTTTCAAATCTGGTCGTAGTAAAGCAAAGTATCGCAAAACTGCCAAAGAAATGATTGTAACTGCACCTGATAAGGCATTGAGTCTTCCTACAGTTGATGTAAGTTTTACTATGACAGAAGAAGATTATAATTCAATCCTTAAAAGCGCTAACATTCTCCAATCACCTAACATTGCAGTTGAATCTTCAGGTGGCAAAATTGTATTGACTGCATTTAGTGCTGTTGACGATTCTGCTCACACAAATTCAATTGAAGTTGCTGATGGTAATGGTAGTAATTTTAAAATGGTCTTTTTGACCGAAAACCTAAAAATGATTTCTGGTTCTTATGATGTTGAGATTTCTTCAAAAGGTCTTGCTTCATTTCAAAATAAGAATGTAGATATTCAATATTGGGTTGCAACTGAATCTAAGTATTCTAAATTTGGAGAATAAAAAATGTTAATTTATGTTAATGAAGCAAATTCCGAGCAATCTATTGCAATTAATCCTAAACATGTATCTGCTGTTTTCGAAGCAGCCGATGGTGAAGTAAAAGGAAAAACCATTGTCAATATGCAAAATAATAGTTCGTGGGTTGTATCACAATCACAACTTGAAGTTGTTGGAATGATTAATGGTGTATTGAAGTAATATGCTAACATGCGTTAGTATTCCACAAATAACACATCCGCCAAAACGATATATTGATTTAGCGAATACGCTTGTGGAAGATTTTTTAAAAGGCAGTACAAAAGAATCTCCTAATGCAGATATGTACACAACAGGTTATGGTGAACGGCAACACATTCGCCATGGCGTGTTAACAGAAACAGTAAAACAATGTAGTGTTTCTTTGGGTGTAGAATTTGAAGAATGGTCAAAAGACTATATTCATCCTCATCCTTTTGAGGCAGGTGCAACTGTTTCAGTAGGTAACGGATTCATTCACGGTCCTCATGTAGACTTTAGACGCCGTTACAATATGGTTTATGTTTTGAATACTGGCGGTGATAATGTTAGGACTGTTTGGTATAGGGAACGTGGATGTCCAATCGAAAGATTACATGCAGCTGGTCCTGAAGGCAAAAGTTATTGGGTAAAAGATTATTCACACTTAGAAGTTATTGATGATGTTGTTTTAGAACCAGGTATTTGGTATCTTTTAAACACAAAAATAATTCATAGTGTTGAAAATATTACAGGCAACCGTTCTATGTTGACTGTTAGTTTACCTGATATGAATCAATTTCCTTGGAGGAATAGAACGCCAGCTGTTTTGAATTGAATTTATTTTATATTATGGGAGTTTTAAATGTCGCAACATTTATTGTGGGTAGAAAAGTATCGGCCAGCAAAAGTTGAAGATTGTATTTTGCCTGAATTGGTTAAAAATACTTTTCAGGAATATGTCAACAAAAAAGAAATTCCTAATCTTCTTCTTTCCGGTGGTGCAGGCGTAGGTAAGACTACGATTGCAAAAGCTTTATGTGAAGAAGTTGGTTGTGATTATATCGTCATTAACGGTTCAGACGAAAATGGTGTTGACACCATCCGTATCAAAATTAAGAATTATGCATCATCAGTAAGTTTGATGGGTGGCCGTAAGGTCATCATTCTCGATGAGGCAGATTATCTAACGCCTAATGCACAGGCTATTCTCCGTGCCTCGATTGAAGAATTTGCAAGTAACTGTTCTTTTATTTTTACTTGTAACTTTAAAAATCGTATTATTGATCCAATCCACTCTCGTTGTACCGTTATCGACTTTCGAGTTAATGGCCAAAAGGCTAAATTGGCTTCTCAATTCTTTAAACGTGTTGAGTGGATTCTTGAACAAGAAAAAGTAACTTACGACAAAGAAGTTGTGGCTGCGGTTATCACTAAACACTTTCCCGATAATCGTAGAATTCTAAATGAACTCCAGAGATATGCTGTATCGGGTACTATTGATAAAGGCATTCTTGCATCCGTAAGTGATATTCAATTAAATGAACTCACCAAGGCACTTCAAGAGAAAGACTTTGCATCATGTCGTAAATGGGTCACCAACAACTTGGATAATGATCCTGCACGAATCTTTCGTAAGTTATATGATGGTCTATATGATTTGTTGAAACCAGACACCGTACCAGCCTTAGTTTTGATTTTGGCTAAGTATCAATATCAAGTCGCTTTTGTTGCGGATTCTGAAATTAATCTAATCGCTTGTTTGACAGAAATTATGGTGGATTGTGAGTTCAAATAATGCCAGACCTGTTCAAAGAAATTATTCCATCCATACTCACAACTAAAAAATCTGTAATTTATGATGACATAGACCTCAAAGACTATAATCCCTTTGTGGTCAATAGAGCCTTGTCTTACCATATGGATTGTGTTTTATATGCAAATGAGATTAATTTGCATCCACATTTAGACAAGGACTTACAATATCACTACCTTCTAAATACTGTAAGGCCGATGAAAAGGAAATTCCAACCTTGGCAGAAATCATCGACTGACAAAGACATAGAAGCCATTAAGACGTATTTTGGGTACTCCAATGAAAAGGCCAAAGAAGCCTTGCGTATACTTAATGATGAACAAATCGCTGAAATAAGAAAAAGAACAGATAAAGGCGGAATGAAGTGATGATTAATATTACAGATTTAGTTGAAGTAACTTTGAAAGAACAAGATGATTTTCTCAAGGTCCGTGAAACCTTGACACGCATTGGTGTTGCTTCCAAAAAAGAAAACGTATTATACCAGTCATGCCATATTTTGCATAAACAAGGTAGATATTACATTGTCCATTTCAAAGAGTTATTTGCTTTGGATGGTAAACCTACAGATATTTCGGAGAATGATTTATCTCGTAGAAATGCAATTACCAAGTTATTGCAAGATTGGGGTTTGGTAAAGATTGTGAATGTAAAACAAATTGAGGAACCGCCTCCTATCTTCCTATCGCAGATTAAGATACTTTCCCATAAGGAAAAGGATGATTGGGAACTGACGCCCAAGTACAACATCGGAAAGAAGCCTGGTTCATATTAAACTAAGTTGTTTTTTAATAAAATAAGGAGTGGTGTTGTTGGATTCAGCAGCGTGTCGTAAAGAGTAATATTTTTTATTATTATAAATTACAGGCTTTGCTGCTAAATTTTTACCATTAATTAAATTATTACCACAAAATATATTGACTCCTAGTATAAATACTGATATACTGGCTTCACCTTAGGACCGCTAAGTTTACGAAGCGTTTTAAAGCGGGTGTGGCGTTACGACACCGCTGGATACCGTAACCAGTATAAGAGATATGCCTTCGGGGTATCTAATTTTAATATAACTCGCTTAATTAAGGAGAAATCTATGACAAGCACAAATCTATTATTCCCACAATGGGCTTCACTCCATAAATCTTTGGATCCATTCACAGTTGGTTTTGACGATGTATTAGACCAAATTCGTGAAGTATCCGAAACAGTCGCCAAGACTGCCGTGGCTTATCCTCCATACAATATCCGCCAAGTAAAAGAAAACAAGTACGTCATTGAAATGGCAGTTGCTGGTTTTGCTAAAACTGATATTGAAGTTACTTTAGAAGGTAACAAGTTGGTAATCAAAGGTGCAGCAGTTGAAAGCGCTGAAGATCCAGCAAGCTTCATTTACAAAGGTATTGCTAATCGCAATTTCACCCGTGCATTTACTCTTGCCGACAAGGTAGAGATTAAAGATGCCGAGATTGCAAATGGTATGCTTAAAGTCTGGTTGGAAAACATGGTCAAAGCACAGGATATGGTAAAGAAAATTACCGTAAAATCGAAAGATGAATAACTGGTGGCCTGTTACCGATGAAGAATGGGAACAGTTAAACTACCCAAACGGTAAATAATAGAAAGGGGTCTTGACTGACCCCTTTTTTTATGATAGAATGGTTACATTATGAAAAATACTAAATCAACTCGACCTGGTTATATTGCTAGCACAACTGGCGGTAAATCCATTCTCAAAAAAGTCCGTTCTAAAACGAATTCGGATGTCTATTACACATACTCAAATTGGTCAACCAATGAGATTGATGGTGTAACTTTTATTCCTGTTGTGAAATCAAATCCTGAAATAGAAAAAGGACAAACACAGATATTACACTATATGCGTAAAGATGGTTTGGAGTATGTTAAGTGAGAGTTTTAGGCATTAATATTTCACATAATGCTTCTATTTGTCAATTAACGGATGGCCATATTGATTTTTATTTGGAAGAAGATAGATTCAACAAGGTCAAAAATTGGTGTCCTAATCCAAAAGAACAAACCAGTTTCAAATCAATTACAGAATATGTTGATGGTGTATATGATAAGATAATTTTTTCATCTTATGGTAGAAAAAATCCTTTTAGAGAAGAATCTGGAATAGAAGATTATTTTATCATTAAAGATTTAACCAAACAATTGGCAACAAATTTTTGTTCCTTTAATACAAATGAACATCATCTATATCATGCATAC